CGTCCTCTCAACGTCAACCGATCGGCGGAGGCACGGTATTCGGCAAAACTCGGCGGCATGACCGCACGAATGGTCGAAGAGGTCGAGCGCGAGCTTCGCAAGCTGTACAATCGGCCATCTGCAGAGAAGCTGTTTGCGCAGGATGAAAGATTTTCAAGCGTTGCCGCGAAACTGCTCAACAAGCTGCAAGGGAAGTTTCAAGACTGGTTCGACGACAACGCATTGGGCATGTCTGACGACATGGCAGACAGCGTCGATAAGTCGAGTCAGTCGATGCTTCGTGCTTCGTTGGAGGACTTGACCGGTGGCATGACACTGAAAACCGGCATCATGTCCGCCAAGGTCTCCGAGGTGGTCGGAGCTTCGGTGGCGCAAAACGTCGGCCTCATCAAAAACATTCCGTCCAGTTACTTCGACCAGATCAAGGGCGCGGTGATGCGCTCGATCCAATCAGGTGGGCACGGCACAAAGGAAATCTTCGACGAGATCAACAGCTACGGCGTCGTCACAAAACAACGGGCATCGCAGATCGCGCGTGACCAAACCAGCAAGGCGACGACGGCGGTCAACAACGCGCGGATGCAAAGCCTCGGCATCAAGAAATTCGAGTGGATGCACACCAGCCGTGCCAAGCACCCGCGCCAGCTTCACCAGAGCTACGACGGGCAGATTTTCTGCCTGAGCGAACCGCCGATCATCGATGAGCAGACTGGCGAGCGCGGACTTCCCGGTCAACTCATCAACTGCGGCTGTCGGATGATTCCTGTCATCACCTACGGCGACGAACCTGATAGCGATTATGGCGGCGAAAACGATGACGACCAAGAGGATTGAGGACATCAACGGTTGGATCGAGGTCAAGGACAACCCGATCAGCAAGGTTGGCGTTTTTGAGTATTCCGGCGCGCAGATCGGCGCTCCCGAACCGAACCGGATTTACAAAGTCTATCGACCTGCTGAGGAGCTGTCCGACCCGGAGACGATCAGCTCCTTCAAGCTGCTGCCGCTGGTCGATGACCACACCATGCTTGGCTCTTCGGACGAGGGCATGACGCCGGCAGAGAAGAAGGGCGTTCAGGGCGTGATCGGTGAGAACGTCTACTTCAAGCACCCGTTCCTGAAAGCCAACATCAAGATTTTCTCCGAGAGCCTTCGGAAGCAGATCGACGACGGGAAGATCGACCTGTCGGGCGGCTATCGCTGCCAATACGATTTCACCCCCGGCGTCTTCGAGGGTGAGAAATACGACGCAATCCAGCGTCGACCACGAGGCAACCATCTGGCGCTCGTCGATGAGGGCCGGATGGGAAACGAAGTTGTCGTGCAAGACAGCTTCACATTCACTGTTGACGCAAAGGACACGCAAGTCATGGATAACGAGAAATTGATTGCGGCCTTGGAAGCCGCTCTCGCAGCCGCGAAGGAAGGCAAGACGCTTTCCGGTGACGAGGCCACGGCACTGGGTTCTGTCGTTGATGCCATGTGCAACAAGGACGAAAGCCAGACCACGGAGCCGCCCGCCAAGGACACCGACAATCCTCCGGCTGAGCCGACCAAGGACGAAGACACTCCGCCTGCTACTCCCACCGCACCGGCTGCCGGTGATGACGAAGGCGCGGAAGATGAGGACGACGAAACCGAGGATGAAGGCGAGGGCGTTGCTCCGACCCTGAAAGACGAGGTCGTTGACGCCGTCGTCAAGGAAATTGTCGGCACCGATAAGAAGTTCACCGGCATGGATGCTGCTATTCGCAAGGCCGTCCGCAAGGTCGTCAAGGCCAAGGCCCCGGCCAAGAAGCCGAAGAAGCAGGCTCCGCCGGTCAAGGCGTTCGATGCCCGCGAGTTCCTGTCGGAAGTTGCCGAACGCGACAAGCTGGCAACCGGGTTGTCGAAAGTGATCGGCACGTTCGACCATTCCAAGATGACCGCTGAGGACGTTGCTGTCTACGGCGCAAAAAAGCTCGGCCTGTCGGTGAAACCCGAACATGCCCGCACCGCTGTTGCTGCGTATCTACAGGGCGTCTCCAAGGTTCCGACGCAGCCCGTTTCTACGGGCATGGATCAGCGGTCCTCTGCCTCGTTCGTCTCCAAGTACATCGAAGGGAAGTAAGCGATGTTTCAGAAAGAAGTCTCCTTGCAGCAGGCTTTCGGCATCGTCGGGGAAAGCGCCTATGACGGCCCCCGCCGTGCTCAGCCTGCCATTCTCAACACGACCAATCCGGCGAACAACGTCATCGGTCGTGCCTGCACGGTCGTCTCCGGGGCCACTGGCTCGCCGGACACTTCCGCCGATCCCAAACCGCTGATCGCCCAGGCGGGCGGCGCTGGTATTTTCGCCGGCATCCTCGCCGTGCCGAAGAACTACGTTTCTTACGGCACCGCAACCGGTGGCTCGCTTGCTCCGACGATGACGGTTCCGAACGGTATCGCCGTCGAACTTGCCTTGATGGACGAGATCGTCGTCGCTACGCCCGCCGGTACGAACCCCGGCGACATCGCGTTCTTCGATGACGTGACCGGCGAATTGTCCTTTGCTCCGGCAGGTACCGCCGCGCCGGGTGGCAAGACGCTCGTCCCGAACGCCTCGATCACGCGGTTCACCAATGCTGGCGCGTCTCTGGCCGTGCTGAAACTCACCAACTGAGGACCAAACCGATGAAAGAATCTCAAGTTCATTCGCGTTTGTCCGGCAGGGCCATTAAGCCGCTTCGCATGACGGCTCAGGACTGCAAGGACTACGCCGATCTTGCCGCTATCGGCATCAATCTCCCTGAACGCGACCTTCGGGATATGCGGGCCGCGCTCGACAGCGCCGATCTGCAGAACACGATCACCTCAGCGTCGATCACGACGCCGGTTCAGTTCTTGCAGGCGTGGCTTCCCGGTCTTGTCACCGTCATCACAGCGGCTCGCAAGATCGACGAACTCGTCGGTATCGACACCGTCGGTTCATGGGAAGACGAGGAAGTCGTGCAGGGCGTCTTGGAGCAGACCGGACAGGCCGTGCTTTACGGCGACACCACGAACGTGCCTCTGTCTTCGTGGAACCTCAACTTCGAACGGCGCTCGATCGTCCGCTTCGAAAACGGGTTCGGCGTCGGTCGCCTCGAAGAGGCGCGCTCTGCGAAGATCCGTGTCGACACCGCTGCGCGGAAGCGTAACGCTGCTGCCAATAGCCTTGAAATCCAGCGTAACCGCATCGGGTTCTATGGCTACAACAACGGCAATAACCGCACTTTCGGTTATCTGAACGACCCGGACCTTCCGGGTTATATCACGGTGCCGGATAACGGCAGCGGGTCAACCGAATGGGCCGACAAGACCTTCCTGCAGATTACTGCGGATATCCGTCTTGGCATCGCAACCTTGCGAGCGCAGGCAATGGGCAATATCGACCCGAAAGCTGCCGATCTCACGATGGCGCTTCCCATCTCCGCCGAAGATTACTTGTCCGTCACCTCCGACTACGGAAATTCGGTGAACGACTGGATCAAGGAAAACTATCCAAAACTGCGGGTCATTTCAGTTCCCGAACTGGAAAAGGCCAATGGCGGCGTGAATGCCCTTTACCTTTACGCTGAAAAGGTGGCGGACGGCAGCGACGACGATGGCAACGTTTGGAGCCAGCCGGTTCCGGCCAAGTTCCAACCGCTCGGCGTCGAGCAGAAGGCAAAGGGATATCTCGAAGATTTCTCCAATGCCACCGCCGGCATCATGTGCAAGCGGCCCTATGCCGTTGTGCGCTTGACTGGCATTTGAGGAGAACAAGATGAAATACGTTTATTCGACCCTTACCGCCGATCAGGTCTACACGATTTATGCCAAGGGCGGCGGCGACATCCCGGTCAAAAAGGCTACCATCGTCGTCAAGGGCGGGACCGGCGTTGCCGACAAGCGTCTGATTACGCCCACGGGCGCGGTCCCGACGCAGATCACCGACGAAGAGCATGAATTGCTCATGCAGAACGTGGTGTTCAAGCAGCACGAGAAGAACGGTTTCGTCATCGTTCGGACCTCCCGGAAGGCGGAAGACGGCGAGAAGGTTGTGACCAGCGGCATGGAATCCCGTGACGCCAGCGCGCCTCTCACCGAAACCGACTTCGAGGAAGGCAAAGCGCCGACGACCGGCAAGACCAAGAAGTAAAGCTCATGCGCCATCATCTCAATATCCCAGAGTTCCGGGCGATCTTCCCGGCATATTCCGATGCGGGAAAATGCCCGGATTCCAAGATCGAGACCTATTGGGAACTGGCGCAGAGCTATATCAGCGCGGAGGACGGGCCGCTCCTGTCCGGTCCTCC